GCTGTATTATTCGACAACTTGTCCAGTGGGTTTTGTCAGGAAGTAGACTATTGTGCTACTGAAATAGACAAATCAGAAAAAGATGAATGGATAGTTTTTCCATGGGAACATTGACATACGACCTAAATAAGTGTATAATAAATTATTAACGAAAGGCGTAAATGAAACTTAAAATTAGTGAAATATTTTATTCAGCACAAGGCGAAGGACGTTTTGTAGGCGTTCCTAGTATATTCTTACGTACATTTGGTTGTAACTTCACATGTGGCGGCTTTGGTATGAATAGAGGCGAACTGTCAACAGAGCGTGACGAAGTTAAAGTAGAACTATTTAATCAATACGAAGGATTACCTTTAGTAGATACAGGATGCGATAGTTATGCATCATGGGATCCAAGATTCAAACATTTGTCACCTATGTTACAGACAGAAGCAGTAGCAGATAGATTAACACAACTAACACCAAATAATAAATGGGTACAATCTAACGGTAATGATGTACACTTGGTAATTACAGGTGGCGAACCGTTATTAGGTTGGCAACGTGCTTTTCCTGAGTTATTAGAAAATGACAAGATGAAAGATTTGATTAACATAACATTTGAAACTAACGGCACACAAAAGATACATCCAGAGTTTGGCGAGTATATGAAATCTTGGAGTAAGGCACGAGGTGATAGTTATCACAGTGATATAACATTTTCAGTTAGTGCTAAGTTGAGTGCTAGTGGCGAGAAGTGGGAAGATGCTGTTAAGCCTGAGATTGTTGCTGACTATGAACAGTATGGCACAACATATCTTAAATTTGTAGTTGAAAATCCTAAAGACTTTGATGAAGTTGATCGTGCTGTTAAAGCATATAGAGAAGCCGGACTTAAAGGTGTAGTATATATTATGCCTGTAGGTGGTGTTGTATCAGTATATGAAAATAATAAATTTAACGTAGCAGACGAGTGTATGAAACGTGGCTACAATTATAGCCCAAGGTTACACGTTGATCTTTGGGGGAACAGTTGGGGAAAATAATTGGACAAGTATATATTTACAAGCGAATCAGTATCAGACGGACATCCAGATAAAGTAGCAGATCAAATATCCGATGCCTTAGTAGATGCTGGGTTAACAGAAGGTGATCGCACAACAAGAGTAGCGATCGAAACATTAGTAGCAACAAATCACGTAACACTAGCTGGTGAAGTTAAAAACTTTAATGTCGTTGATGTTAATCAAATAGTTAGAGATACTGTTAAGAAGATTGGATACGAACAAGAAGGATTCCATTGGAATACATTAGAAATAGACAATCATATACATAGTCAATCAGCTGACATTGCCCTAGGTACAGACGATTTTGGGGCAGGTGATCAAGGTATTATGTTTGGATATGCTAACAGAGACAACGAAGCATACTTGCCTGCACCTATCTATTACAGCCATGAGATACTTAAACGACTAAAGCAAGCAAGACAAAACAATGATATATTGTTGCCAGATGCTAAAAGTCAAGTCAGTGTTGAATATAGAGGTGATCAAATACAGCGTATCGACCAAGTGGTAATAAGCACTCAACACACTGAAGGCGATTGTGAGGAGGCTAGAAAAGAAACAAAACTGATTGCACAATCAGTGTTAGGACATCTGGTAGATGATGATACTGTATGGCATCTCAATCCTACTGGCAACTTTGTAGTAGGTGGTCCAGATGGGGATTCGGGACTAACAGGTAGAAAAATTATTGTAGATACTTATGGCGGTTGGGCACCACACGGTGGAGGTGCATTCAGCGGTAAGGATCCAACTAAAGTAGATCGTTCAGCGGCTTATATGGCTCGTTGGCTAGCAAAAAATGTAGTAGCTAGTGAAATGGCTGACTGGTGTCAAATACAGTTAAGTTATGCTATTGGCGTTAAAGAACCTACATCAATATACATAGAATCAAATGGGCATAATCGTTCTATAGAGAAGTTTATTAGATCCAACGTTGATTTAACACCGTTAGGAATCATTGACAGATTTGATTTATTCAAGTATAATAACTATAGTGAAAACTGTGTTTACGGGCACTTTGGTAATAAAAACGTACCCTGGGAGAAAATAGGATGGGAATAATATGTTAGATAAACTTAAGAAACTAATGGGTAAGAAAGAAGACCCTAAGAAAAATAAAAAGAAACTGTCAGATAAGGAACTAGCAGACAAAAATAAAGAGCCTTATATTACTGTTCTTAGTATGGAAATTGACCCAGATAATCCTAGTGACGGAGCATTTGAACTAGATTGGAACGATATCTTTGTAGCTAGATTAATGAAAGCTGGGTATCAAGGCAAAACTGACAATGACATTGTCGACAACTGGTTCCAATCAGTATGTCGTAATGTAGTAATGGAAAACTTTGAACAAGAGCAAGCAGATCCAGAAATACGTCAAGCACAGACAAACAGACGTGATCTTGGCAATGGTAGATCGGAGATTAGTTGAAATATTTATTAATAGACACTGCAAACACATTCTTTAGAGCTAGGCACTCTGCCTATAGAGCCGCTAGTCCAGAAGAAAAAGTAGCCTTTGCGATGCACGTTACACTAGCTAGCATAAACAAAGCTTGGAGAGATCAACAGGCCAATCATGTTATATTTTGTTTAGAAGGACGTTCATGGCGTAAAGACTTTTATGAGCCTTACAAAAAGAATAGATCAGTGGCTAGACAAGCACTGACAGAAACAGAAGCTGAAGAAGATAAACTGTTTTGGGAAGCCTTTGATAATATAAACGAGTTTGTTAGAGAAAAAACTAATTGTACTACTTTACAACATCCTAATCTAGAGGCTGATGATTTAATAGCAGGATGGATACAGAGTCATCCGAAGGATGAACACGTTATTGTAAGTTCAGACTCTGACTTTTATCAGTTACTAGCAGGTAATGTTAAACAGTACAACGGTATATCAGATGAACTACACACCATTGAAGGCATTTTCAATAAAAAAGGTGAGCGTGTGATAGATAAGAAAACTAAAGAACCTAAAGTAGTACCAGATCCAGAATATCTCTTGTTTAAAAAATGTATGAGAGGAGACTCAAGTGATAATGTGTTTTCAGCTTATCCAGGTGTTAGAGAGAAAGGAAGTAAAAACAAAGTTGGACTATTAGAAGCATTTGCAGATAAGAAGAAAAAAGGATTTAATTGGAACAACTTAATGTTACAACGTTGGGTTGATCATAACGAAGTCGAACATCGTGTGCTAGATGATTACAATCGTAATTGTACTCTAGTAGATCTTACAGCACAGCCTGAAGATGTCAAAGTACAGATAGCTGAAACTATAGCTGAAGGAATGAACGTCAAGCAAAAACAAATGATTGGAGCACAGTTTCTTAAGTTCTGTGGAAAATATAATTTAGTTAAATTGGGAGATAATGCGGCCGCTATGGCTCACTGGATGAGTGCTAGTTATCCAGATTTAGAAATGGTGTGAATAAACAAAACTTTATATCAATCGATTTAGAATTAAATCAACCTAGCAATAAGATTATACAAGTAGGTGTTGCTATTGGCAATGCTTGTCAAAAATCTGAAAACTATGTAACAACCAAATGGTATGTAGATCCAAAAGAACCCATTGACCCTTACATAACAAGATTAACAGGTATCACTGATCACGATATCCGTGCCGAAAGTTATAGTCACGAATACATAGCACAAGAACTTCAAGCTTTAATAAAAGAACATAGACCTTGGTTAAACTGTGTGGTATGGGGATTTGATGATGTTTCAGTACTACGCAAAGAGTTCCAAGAACGTAATGTAGCATTTGAACAGCTAGGTGGTCGTATCATTGATCTTAAAACTATCTTTAACTTCATGATGTTTAGTAATAATTCAGACCCTAAAGGTGGATTGTCAGAAGCAATGGCAAAGTTTAGTATACCTTTTGATGGTGAGCAACACAGAGCAGATCAAGATGCTTTTAATACATTAAAGTTTTATTTTAGTATGATGAAAAAACAAAATCAGATAGTTGAAAATTTATTTGACTTTGGCCACAAATGACAATATAATATTACTACAGAGGACTTTTCAGTGTCAACCCTCTTTAAATACTCTGCCGCTTATTAGACTAGGAGAAACAAGAGATGGCAACATATTATTCAACTAAAACGTACGGACACAACATTGGTTTATCAGCCTGCTTTAGGCAAGCTAAGGCCGATCATTCACACTGTCATTTACTACACGGTTATAGTTTACAGTTTAAATTTACATTTGCATGTAGTGAACTAGATAACAAGAACTGGGCCGTAGACTTTGGCGGTCTTAAAGAAATTAAGCAATGGTTAGTAGATCACTTCGATCATAAGACAGCAGTTGACAAAATAGATCCACATCTAGAAAAGCTTAAAGAACTTGAAGCACTTGATCTAATGGATATCGTAGTATTAGATGGCGTTGGAGCAGAGAAGTTTGCTGAGCACGCATTTACATTTGCTGACAAACTAATCAGAGAACAATCAAACAATCGTTGTTGGG